AACAGCGGGCAATGTGTGGCATTGTGGGCGCATAAAATCAGGCCTGGTATATCAGGCCTCCTTTTAAATTATCGGCCATTGTGAGGCAGTATAGGCGCATAGAATCGGACCCGGTTTCTAAGCGGGTCCGATTCACTGCCAGGGGTTTAAATTAGCCGATCAATTTTACTGCAGATGCGTCGATTCCTACCGTCAAGGTACCTTGACGCTGCAGAGTGTCTGTAGTTCCGAGCTCATGAAAATCACCATGTGCGAAACCTGCGCGTATCGCATTGGCCTTTGCTTTGTTGGTACCTTTGTTTCTTAAGCAAACCGCCCTAACGGATCCATCATAGAATGGTGTCCTTATGTCGTGTTGATCACCATCAACGCATTTTACTTTCAATGGCGCGATATCCGCACCGATAGGATTAAAGACAATATTCTGTGGCAGATATCCGAACCGCTTAAGCGGTGCGAAATACGGCGTATTAATCACAATGGCAACGTTTCCCGTGCCATTATTTAAAGCGGTTTCCAAATTGCGCCAACTCGTATTTTCTTTCACGCTATACGTCAAATGGTAATTGGCGTCGACGTTTTCTGCGTATCGCTCAATTAATTTAATGCGAGCGGTGTAATCATAGAATGTTACCTGTGGAAATTCGCGCACAATGTCGAACCCACAATGTCGAACAGATAATTCGCGGTGGTCAAGGTCAGACGCTACGTTCAAACGACAATAAGCTTTCGCGCCCTCCTTGGTTGCCTTTGTTTGTAGCTTGCCGATTTCAACAGCCAACGAATTGTAAAATTCAACCGGGTCATTGTGCCAACACTCGGTACGTTCGATCGCAGCGTTGCGAACAGATGCCATAACTGTACGACCAGCAAACCACAGCACGCAAGCAGACCGGCAGCCCGGAGTAGAATCGGTGCAAACGTCCAAATAACCGCCGTTGTCCAGTTTAATTTGCGCCGTCCGTGCTGGTGCCATTGTGAGACCTGCATTGATTATGGGGGACCCGCTTGGTGTCTTCTGTAGTTTAGTATTGCTATTGAGTAGCTTTCGCATATGCTCATTCTCCAATGATGGGATTCAAAATAGTTATCGTGTCGTGAGTATTCTCTGAACCGCTGCTCTAATCTCCGGATCGGCTCCGCATTTCTTGCAGGGTCCGGGCTCATTGCCGTAGTGAAACCCGCACTCCTTTTTCACTAGTACATGTGCCAGGTCTTGCAATTGCTTTTCGGTGTCATCAATTGCAATTCGCAGAGACTCAGAGCAGGTGCCATAGGTGTCTATCAGGTGATTACGTTTTGCAATCAATTGCTTGAGTAACGATTCGAGCAATAGCTTAGTTGATTGGTTCAAACTATCTGTTTTGCTGGGCATGGTATTGGCTCCTATTCATGGTGCGATTAGTCAACTATCGATTGCCATTAGGCGATTCATTCCCGCAGTCGCGACAGATAAAGACGCCCTTGCTGAAATCGTGCAGCATCGCGTTGTAGCGATTGCATTCCGGACAGCGATCACCCTCTTTGATTGTCGCATCATCATTACTACTGCTGTTTGTCATATGCTCACCCTCCTTTTGTTTCCCGTGTTTAGTAACCAACCGAGCTAGCAGTCTACTCTATATACGTCGACCACACAACACCACAACCTTTAGAGGATTATCTTAGAATATTTCCCCCTCTCTTGGGGGGAACCGCGGTTAACCCATCATCATTGGTCGGCATCGGATCCGGACACCATCTCCACCCCACCAAGACGATGCATCGAAACAATTAGCGGCGCAGCGTATAGCGATACAACTATAGGCTGCAATCGATGGAAACCGTTACGGTGGCAGGAAATAGGAGGCAGGGGGGGCCGGTGGGGGGTCCCTATGGCTGCCCTGGTACTATATACCTACAGCTCCGGGTTTTTTTTGACATCTGAGGTTTTGTGTTGTTAGCATAGAGAAAATATGCAAAAGAAACAAAACAACGTCGCATAAGCGAGCGTCAGCGAGCGATGTGACCATAGAGGTTATGCCGGTACATAATGCGTCCTTAAGAGCATTTGTAGGTTTTGTACAAATACTACTAGGAAGTCGAGCATTTCAGTGTAGTCGGGTGGCTCTTTATCGCACCGTTCCAACCACCGGATTTACACCTAGGCCTACTTCATGCCAAACAGGGGCTCTTTGCCGCGAATAGGTCGCTTACGGCAGCCAATCAGGCTTTGTTACTTTCTGTGTTTGTGGGGTGGGGTTGTCAGGGGTTTGACTTGTGATGTTCTTTAGCGAGCGGCTCATTAATGCATCATTATGTTTTCTAAAAGACCAGCCGGTTGTCTTTCTCCGCGCCGTACCCCGTACGGGTAACGACGAGCAAACTCAGCCATCCCAATGTCGCCAGGACTTATTACTTCGCCGCCTTCTGCTATTCTAGCTTGTCGCTCTTCTTCTTTGAGGCGTTCCTTATAAGCCGCATGCCGCTTAAGTTGGTAAGTCGTTGTGCCTATCGCGGCGGCAGCAGGTAGGGTAGGCCAGGCAAGTGCTTTAGCTATTTCCATGTCGCCCGCTAAATCAATGTCAAGCTTGTCTAAAGGGACCGCTTCAGCCATAGACCTTGGAGGTGGAGTTATAACACTGGGAGCAGGAACTATAGACTTCGCTAATTTTCTTAACAATTTACTCATTTTAAATCCTAATTGCTTGCGATTTCGTCTTCACCTGGGTATCCAGTAACCATGTTTCGCTGAAGCTCGCGATGAGATATCGGCCTGATACGAGGAGCGTCAACGGCTTCAATTGGCATTACTGCGGGCCTTGGTCTTGCAGCAATGACTTCTGGCCTTTGCTGCCTGCTTTTCGCTGCCACGCGAAAGGCCATCTTTTCATCCTGCGACAGACTGGCCCACCATTTGTCTTCCGGGGATGCTTCCGCAATCGCTTGCGTTGGTCCATCTTCTGTAATTGTGTCTGAAATTAAATTAAACAATCCACTTTTAGTGCCGCCTCCGTATCTTTGTGCCATTGCCCCCAGCTCCGCTCCCCCGTAGGTAAGCGCAGCTGCTGCAGGCAGCCTTCTTACCATGTTGCCGCCTATATAAGCGGCATTCTGTGCGTGGGGACCAAAACCTAAATCCTTTGCCATGTTTCTTCCAGCATATGGAAGGAGGTCGTCTGTCTTCTTGAGCAATGTTGCAGGTGCAAGGAGATGGTCTGCACCCCTGGCCGCACTAGAAAGTAGTTGTGGGTCAGCAACCGATATTGATCGCACGAGGTCGGCTAAAAACTTTGACATATTGTTATCCTTTAATGATCGGATCTTGCGATCCGCTCATGTTTATTTAACCATCCAGTGAAACTGACGGGGAAGATTGTTTGTGACGTAATCTGACCACTCGGATTTAAATTGATTCGGGTCGTTTTGGAACCGTCTTTGCATTTTTCCATAGACTTGCCGAAGACCTGTTGGCGGTATCCCGCTTCTTCCCCCGGTAGACATCCATTGCTTTACGTGCGGGTGAAGTGCTCGATTCCCCATAGGCGAGTTCCCCGGCGCTTGCCCAGTTGCAGCTGGCTGCATCATTGAGTTTCTCTGACTTGGCCCCATGCCAGTCCACCATCGGTTTTGACCACCTCGGGCCTTTGTGTTCGCAAGTTTATCCCATGCCGCATCCCTAGCACTCATTGGATCGGTCGAGGGTATATTTTCCCCGATGTCTTGCCCCAGACGAGCAAAAGCCTGTATTCGCTGTCCAGCTGGACCCCTTAACTCCGTTGCCCCCTGTCCAGGAAACGGATTTACTGGTTGGTCTTGAGGGGAAACTGTTCTTGAGGTGACTGTGTGCATAGGCCCCCATGAACTTTCAACTTTTTGCTCAGCAGCCCGCTTTGCCTGATCGTTCGGGGGAGGACCAGCCTGCTGCGGAGGACCAGCCTGCTGCGGAGGACCAGCCTGCTGCGGAGGACCAGCCTGCTGCGGAGGACCAGCCTGCTGCGGAGGACCGCCAATAGTTGGTCCTCCCAAATCGACCCATTGACCTAGCTTTCTTTTTTCTTCCTCTGAAAGCGGAGCCTGCTGAGGACCAGCAAGCCCCATCCCCTGAGGGCCAGCCTGCTGTTGAGGGCCAGCCTGCTGTTGAGGGCCAGCCTGTTGCTGAGGGCCAGCCTGTTGCTGACCAACTACGCCCTTTAAAGTTAGTTGGTTTTGTGCCATTTGCTCAGCTTCTCGCCTACGCTGCAATGCCTCTTGGCCTTTTGCGTATTTCAATGCGTCTTCAGTCCCTTGCATTGAAAGGGGAAGCATTCCTTGCTCGGCTCTTTGTGCATTTAATGCATCAAGCCCTATTGGCTCTGTTTGTCTCCAAGTTGTAGTTCCTTTTGGGTTTGCTTCAGAAGGTGGACCAACAACCTTGGACCTGCTTCCACTAATTGCGCCCTGAACAGCATCATATTCTTCTTGTGCTCGTGAAAGCCTAGAGTCAATTTTTTCCCGCCTAGTCTGTGCATTAGGCTCTGGGGCACTTATGGCTTTAGTAGCAGGCGACCCTTCGACTGTTCCATAACCAGCATCCACTTTGGCTTTGTAAGTACTTTGGGCTTCTGCGTTTTGCCTGCCTGCTGCCGCTTGCCCAATAGGGTCTGGACCAATAGCACCGGGGCCAAGCTTTAAAAGTTCTCTTAAATATTCCATCATGTTATCCATGAATGTCTTTCTTTTATAAAAGTGCTTACGAATCGCTATAGGGCGGACTAACCGGCACTGTACTCATCCACTGACCAAAAGTTTGCTCTGGAGTGTTTTCGTATTGTGACCAGTCTTCCATTGTTCCCTGAACACCCTGCTCTGACCACAACCGGTCACCGTATTCGCTGCCATAATGGCCTGCAGTGTCCGATCCCGAGCGGTATGTTGCAGCTATTGAATCAATAAGTGAAGGGGAAGCTCCTTTAAGTGGGCCTCCGGCTAGGTATTCTTTCCATGATCGGCTTGCAGCAAGCGCGTTTTTCGATTCATCCATGTGGTGCCTTTGCACCCCATACAGCCCCCGCGATTCATCGCCTGGGATAATTGTTTCGTATAATGCTTCAACTCCAGGCTGACCTAGTCGGTGATACTTTTGTTCAGGATACGGGCCTTCAAACAAATACTCGGGGCCATGACTATAAGTAAAACGAGGAAGATTATGTTCATCGGTATAATCGTGGTAAGCATCATAGTCATACCCACCGCCTTCACTTCCTCCGCGATCAAAGCTTTGCAAAGCCATAAGAGATTTTGCTAGATTTTTATTGTCATAAAAACCTGGGGGCATTGAGGGTGGGTCAGGGCTGGCCAGATTATCCGACAAGTCATCGTCGTACCACCACTGGCCTGTCGGGTCCGTTGCATAGCTAATCCCAGAGGGATTTGGATTTTGCCCCCAGTTAGCAGCGTGGGACTCCTCCAGGTATCCGTCTGGAACATCCTTATAGGATTCTGGAACGGTATAATTTAAGTACGGCGTGCCGTGGCCGCCGCCGGGGCCTGCGGAAGTAAGGTTCACTCCCATCCATGGAGAACCACCTGGGTTGTTGGAATTTTCTGATGTCCCAAACGCAGATATGTAGCCAAGGTTGGGATTGTCGGCAGAGTGGTACCAGTCCATGCCGCTTGAGTCAGTGGCGACCTCAAACCCAGTGTAATTAGGATTAGTCCACCCTTCTGGGGTCAGTGATGCCTGGAGCCCATAATCGTTGTAGCCTTCCTGTTCCCAGTGCAGGGTATTTCGACCAGGAAGGCTACTAGACGACATATTGCTTCCAAGGTCGCTGTTAAGATTCGCCACAGGAACTGCCTTTAAAAATGGCAGCGCGGCTCAAAGCGAACCGCGCCGCCGGAGAACGAGCTTGAGCGTATTCAGTTTATCACAGAGAATTAGATAGTCAAAACCCTATTCGTCTTCAATTAATTGAGGTTCTCGGCTATATCCGTAAAACCTCCCGCACTTCTTGCAGTACAATGCGTCCCATTGGCTTTTTATAGATGCGCGTTTTTCAAATGGGCCGTGAGGGAAGCAATGCTTTTTCTCTAAAGGCTTTTTTCTGTCGCACTCTGGAAGAGTAATCACGGTACCTGTGTGTATTTTTTGTGCCGCACTTCTCTGTTCGGCTATCCTTGGCTCCGTTGAAACAGAAGGCACAAGTGGAGGAATGGTGTCTTGTTTAAGTTCCTTCATTTCGCTCTCAAGTACACTCAGCCTGTCTCCATTACTGAAATCCCTTTTCTGGGAATGCCGCATCTGCTTCTTCGTTGCATAGCCAATAATCCTGGCTTCCCAGTCTTTTATTCTCACTAACACATAAACGTGAGGGATGAGCTTTTTGTCTGGCATCTCAAGAAGCGCCGGATTACTTCCCTGGTGGAGCGTCGTTTTTACGTCATAAAGAATGCCTTCGTAGTCAAAATCAGCACCAGAGTCTCCGTGTGCATTTAAAGATAAGTCTATCGGCAATCCGGTGCAAAGGTGAAATGCGTACTCGCCTTTTAAACCAGTGAGATTAGTAGATTGCTTAGACCACTGACGGCTAGTTTTATAGCCTTTTTTCTGAGACTCCCGCTTTCTGGCTGAATCTGCTATTTCCTTCTTGTAAGGAGATAAGTCTATTTTCTCTCGCCAGTCATGTAATCTTTTGCATTTCATCCCCAAACTCCGTTTTGGGAGGGTCTTCAAAACATTCATCTTCCCACCAAATCCAACACATTTTAAAGAAACTCTTCCGTGAGTCTTTCTGACCATCTCTGGTATGCTTCAAAACTTGTGTACATGGTGGATCCAATGTATCTAATTTCCAGCTTGTGTACCTGGCCGCTCTTCTTTCCTTTGACGCCTCTCCTGGCCCATCTTCTTACCGTGCTTTCTGATGGACCACCCGGAAGCTTTGTTTTAGATTGAGCAACTGGAACAAGGTGTTCTTTTAATATATCCATGTAAAATATTTTAATGGCACATTCACCCTTTTGCAATGTCAGTCAATTGAGTGCATAAATAGTCAATGCTGTACTGTTATTAACAAATTCATGGTATTAAGAAATTGACCCTAAGCGTAAACCCCAACGGAGAATCAAATTATGGACGACAATGAATATCCAACAATCTCGGAGTCCGCACAGCAAAACGGTGCAGTAAATATAGACCCCAACGATTTTAACGAAACTCCCGAATATCGTATGGCCGAGGATTCTCCTAATGGCCCTCCCGCTGAAGAGCAACATCAGCATACCCCTGAAACACAAGAGCAAGTATCGACAAGCGTCCTGCATAGCCTGCAAAGCAAAGGATATGATGTATCTGGATACGAAAATGATGAACAGCTTATCGCTGACACTGAAGCCAGGTACGCTGCAGCAGAACAATCGATGGGGCAAGCAGAAGAATACCGAAATCAAATTGAACGCAATGCTGCAATGCAGCAGCAAAATAACGCTCATTTGGAAAATTATCAATCTTCTGGGGATCACGAAGAAGCGGGAAAGCCAGAATTTGATCCTTCCTGGGCAAATCTTGTCGAGCAAGACGAAACAGGCAGCTATAAAATAAGAGATGAATACATCGGGACAGTTGACCCGTCAGTTGCTCAAAACGTAAATAAATATATTGAATGGAGACAAGAGAGAAGCAATAAGCTGATAAATGACCCTGTAAGCACCATGCTTGAAGAGGGACTTGAAGATGCAATTAATCAACGAGTAAATACAGCAATTAATAGCGCAATGTCCCAAACAAAATTGCAAGGGGACGCGCAAGGCTTTATTTCGCAAAATGCAGAAGTTTTGTATGTTTCTGATCCTTCCACTGGACAGGTCCAACTTGATGCTGCTGGTGCTCCAGTCTTGTCTCCTGTTGGGAATGCACTAAATGACGCACATGTCATGCTTAGAAACCAAGGCATGAATGATCCCGCCACTAGGCATCAAGTTGCTATGCAAATGGTCCAAAATCATTTTACTCAACAGCATATTGGCATGTCCCAGCAGCAAGCCCAAATGCAACAGCAGCAAGTCCCAATGCAACAACAGCCTATGAGTTATAAGGATCAATACACTGATCAACCGTTTGCAGAGCCAACGAATCCAATGCCCCAAGGCTACATGCCAAACACCCCAGTACAACCAGACGCGAACGCGATAGGAGCATATGGAATGCCAGAGCATACATCCCTTGGCTCATTGGCTACAGCACTAGCTGTTCATAAAGGGTATTTACAAGGTAAGTAATTTTACTAGAGAGGTGATTTGAAATGGCTGAATTTGCTGCCGTACTCAAAGAAGCCGCGCCAGCTTATTTGAAAGGGCGCGCAGATAACACCATTCGCAACCGCCTTTTGCTGATGCTTTTGGCTAAGAATGGACGGATCAAGTACAATGCGGGGTCGCATAAGTTGTACTGGGACGTAAAGGCTGGACAGCGTGTAATCGAAGCTTATGGCGACGATGGCGTAATCAACTTCCAGCGATCAGACCTTCACGAGCAGTTGAATATCGACTGGCGTGGATACAAGATGTCTGATCGGATGACAGAGAAGCAACGACTCATGCTTGGCGACCTGACTTCGATTATTGATCGTTATTCAGGTATTGCCGAAGATATGATGGACGATTTGCAAGACGGGTTCTGTGGAGAACTTTTTGTTGACGGTTACGCAACCGGAAATGAAAATCGACTTCACGGACTTGATTCCTTTTTAGGTTATGCAACGGCGGGCGCTGCTGACCGTATTGCTCAGCCTAATGATACTTACGGTGGACATAGCACTGCTGTGGCTACTCGCGGTGGAACTTGGTCAAGCAACCTTTCTACTAAGCCTAACGCAACTATTGCAACAGACTGGCCGAATGGAAGCGGAACCGCCGATTACGATTGGAATAGCCCGAAGCTAGTAAACTTTGCTAGCTCAAACTGGGGAACTGGTTCGACAACGTGGGCTGACAACTGCGAGCGTGTTCTTGCCCAGACAACTATCTGGTCAACCCTTACGGGTGGTAAGAAAGGTCGTCCGACTCTTTACTTGCTTTCTAGTGATTTGTTCTATGATTATCAGAACAAAATGAGAGCCAAGTATCGCATCCAGGTTCCGCACAGTGAAGCTAATGACCTTGGCTTCTCTGACACGCTTAACCAAGACGGCGTTATGATCCAGCCTGACTTTGATGTTCCTGCCGGAGTTGGTTATGGTTTGAACATTAACCAAATGTGTTTAGAGTCTCTTGACAACGTACTGTTCAGCAGTCGCGGTCCTGAGTACGATATTAACACGGACGGCTACTTGTGGCTGATCGGATTTTTTGGTAACGCAAGATATTCGCCGAAATCCTTCAGTAAAATCAAAGATTTTACCAGTTAAATCCGTTAACCCTTTTCAAGAAGGAAATTTGAATTATGAGTCGAAGTAACAAACTTCCGTTTGCCCAGGGTAAAACGGCATTTGGCGCTGAAGCCACTAGTGTCGATAACCTTACGCGATCCCAACAGCTCGTTGGGCAGACTGTTTACTTGCCGGATATTGATTCGACAGGTGACAGGAAATCTCGTCGGTCTGGTGGCGATGTGACTGCTGTAATTATCCGCAACGTGGAACCGAATGTTGATGGAAGCACTACACTTGCTGCTGGCGATGCTGTGCAGTGGGCGGCGGGCTACCACGGAAGTCGCGTTGAAAAAGCCGATGGTGGTGCAGACCATCAAGTTGCAGGCTTTGTAGACGAACATTCTTCTGGCGTCAAAACCAACGACCTTTTTTACATGGTTGTTAAAGGCCCGTCTTTGGTTAATGCCAAGAATGACGGAGTAAAAAGTGCCACTGCGGACTTAGGGGCTGCCTATGGTAGCCACGGAAGCCAGAAAATCTTTAAAGAAGGCTGGTTTGCTGTTTTGTCCTCTACTTCCGGTGCAGTCGAAACCGACCTTGACGGTACTACTGGAGATGGTACTGCCGTCGACACTGCCTCTGGCAACGTAGTCGGTCGTTTCAAGAAAAGTGCCTACACCGAAGTTGCTTACAACGCAACTAATAAAGTTTTGTTAAGTGTAGACATTCGTTGATATTGGGGTTGGCTTGGTGCTAGCACTAAAGCTTGGGCGTGGCTCTTTCGGGGGTCACGCCCTTTTTTTTGTTTTTCTGGTAAGATAAAAACGGTACTCTTGTTAAACCCCAAACTGAGAGGCTGACATGGATTCTAAGAAAAGAGAGAATCTTCTCCAAGCAATGTTTCTTATTCAGGAAGCGCTTAAGACGCCGGAGCCATCCCCGAATGGACTTCCTGAAAAGCAGGAAAGAAGAATTGAATCTGACAGTATGTCGTCTACTCCTATAAGCGATGAAATAATTATAGATTTAAGTGGCTGCGCTAGGTCTAGGGTTGTTGAGTGCGGAGGAGAGGTTAACTGTGTGGTTATTGGCGAACGCACGGGATTGATGGCTTCGGTTATTTCGGATCAGTTTTCTGGTGCCGGAGGCAGGGTTATCTGTATAGGAGATTGCGTTGATTCGGATGGAAATATTATTAAAGATTGGCTTGAACACGTTGGTGACCGATGGGCCAAGACTGTGTTCCCAGCGGTTGGGGACACGTTTGAAAGTTTTCGAGATTTTGAAAATCCGTTCGATTTAGTTTTATTAAACACTTGCGGGAAGTATTCAGAGATGGCTTCTTTAATAAGTAGATGGTATGGTCTTTTAAATCCAGGTGGAGTTATTTGCGGTACGCAACATGATTACGAAAATTATGCTGCAAGCCTTAATGCCGTGCATGAAGTCATCGGTAAGGACAGGGTCAACTCCACCGGGAGCGAATTCTGGTGGGCCACCACAAACAAGCAGGTGGAGGCTTCAAGTTGAGTTCTGATATTTCAATTGCAAAGAGGCACAAGATATGCGCTAAGTGCGGGATGGAGAAATCTCGCAATAGTTTTGGGAAAGGGCCTAATAAAACTTGGTGTAATAAATGCAATAAAGAAATTTCAAAAATTAAAAGGTCGGAGTCTAAGAAGAAAAGATTGCAGTCGGCTTTGTCTGAGTTTACAGCGATGCTCAGGGGGACTCAGGTAGATGCTCCTCATGTTGCGGAATATTGTGCAAAGCTTATTGAAAAGTTCGGGAGTCTTGACAAGATAGTTGATATGCACCACAAGGTTCTTACGTCATTAGTTGACGATAACCCTGGAAGCAAAACGTCAATTGATGCGATGAATGGACTTGTCCGGTTAATGGAGCTTTCTACAAAGTATCGAGACAGTGCTCCTGACATTGAAGACCTAGACGATAAAGAAATAGAAGAAGAGCTTTCTCGGCTTATGTTGGCGAGGCTTTCCAGTGAGCCTCAGTTACTCAATCAACTCGTTGATGCTTCTGGGCTAAGGGTGGTGGACATGGACGATCCGTCAGAGGAATTCAAGGAAATGAAAAATGGCGCAACTGGGTGACATCGACGAAAGAATTAAAGCTTTGTCTGTGGAAAGAGCGCAGAGAAAGAAGGACGCTCTTCGTATCTATCGCCCGAGAAGCGATAAAATCGAGGCATTCCATCAATCGCTGGCTAGTGAAAAGATACTTCGCGGCGGTGCAGGTTCAGGTAAATCGTGTGCTGGGTTTGCGGAACTTGCATCAGCCGCAACGGGCATTCCTGTTATTGGAAGGAATGGCGATGAGCTTCCTTGTAAATATCCTAAAGGCTCACTTTTAATATGGGTTATTGGGTTTGGGTGGGATCATGTTGGTGAAACAATCCACAGATATTTGTTTACTGACATGTCAGGCATGAAAATGATTAAGGATAAGAAGACAAAACAATACAGGATATTTCAACCATGGAACGAGGAAGACATTGCTCGGTCAGATGAAATGGAGTCAGTTCCGCAGTTAATTCCTCACAGGCTAATAGACCACACTCAGTGGGCGTGGGAGAATAAAGGGGCAAAACAATTTAAAAGATGCGTATTGAAAAACGGAACCGTTATCCGTGCGTTCTCCAGTACCTCTGTTGCTGCAAAGCGTGGTGACGAACCAAACATTATTTGCATTGACGAAGACATCGAGAACCCGGACCATGTTGAAGAGTGGCAGTCTCGTCTCCGTAAGGGTGGAATTCTTCTTTGGCTTGCCCAGCCATACAGCCACAACCATGCGTTGATGATGCTGTCTAAGCGGGCAGAAAACGAAAAAGAACTGAAAAAGCCAGATATAGAAGAGTTTCAGATAAGGTTTTCCGAGAACCAGTTTATTCACCGCCGCGAAAAAGAAAAGATGATTAAGCGGTGGCAATCGCACGGTGAAGATGTTTTGGCGGCAAGGGATCGCGGTGATTACGTTGTTGGTCACATACTTATGTATCCAGGGTTTTCTAAGAATGTTCACGGAATAAACCTGCAGGGCTCTGGCTCAAATGAGTCTAATTCTAAGATAAGGAAAATAGCGTCTGCTTTTAGAGCAAATAACGGTCGTCCTCCGGCTAACTGGAGGAAAGATTTAGTTCTTGATCCGGGCCATGCAACTACTGCTGTTCTTTTCGGCGCAACCCCGCCAGACAGTGAGTATTCTGGTAAGTTTTACGTTGTGTATGATGAGCTTTATTTGCATAGGCATAGCGCAGATGAAGCAGCGAAGGCAATTGTCCGTAAGGCTGGATCGCAAGTTTTTCAGTCTTATGTAATTGACCAGCGTGCCGCCAGGCAAACCGGCTGGGGACGTGGGGCAGGGGAGACGACGCACCACATATACAGCGAAGCATTTGCCAGACACGGATTAAGGTCGGTGGAGACAGGTAGTGCATTTTCTTTTGGTGCCGATAATGTCGAGGCAGGTTGCACTCGTGTTCGAGAGTCAATGAATGTTCGCGGAGATGGCACTACAGAGCTTATGGTAGTCATGGATACTACCCCAAATTTCTTTATGGAAATAAGCGACTACAAGAAAAGCGGTGGAATTAGAAGGCAAGAAGTTGCCGAAAAGCCTGCCCCGAGGCAAAAGGATCACTTGATGGACTGTTTGCGCTACTACATATCTACAGAACCAGAGTATATTGAACCAGACAGGGCTTTATCCATGCCGTCACCTGCGTGGAAAGAGTTCCAGAAATTTAAAAAAGACAGAGACGGATCCGACAAAGATGATGCCGTCATGAAGCTTGGCCCCGGTGCCGCCCGTTAACCCCAAGGAGTTGCTATGAATAATCTTCCGAAAGCGCCGTGTGTCGGAGAAAACCTTGTTTGGTATCCCCATGGAGACACAAATCAGTCTCCGTTTGCTGCTACGGTTGTCCAGCGTTTTAGCGATCAATCTGTTACCATTTGCACTCTTAGCCCTACGGGGAAAAGAGATGTCTGGCTTAACGTAAAGCATGTAAATCATCCTGATCATGAAACTGCGCCGGAGGGTGTTCGTAGGTGGGGCGCGTGGGATTTAATCGGGCAGTATGAAGAAAAGATTTCAATAGAAGAGCATGATCGAGAAGTGAAAAGGGAACTCGCCAGGGTTGAAGCAGAAAAAAGTATGTCAATTGATACTGACGTTATTTCTGACCCAGATGAAGATGAGATGAGAATCATTAAGTTTTCCAGGGAGATGGGGGATGTCCCTGGTAGAGCGCAATTAGTAGCAGGCAAAATAGGTGCTGAAATGACGCACCAGAGGGTTAATGCTGTGTTAAGGAGATTTCCCCATCTATTAAACGGAGAACTTCCAGAAGAATTGCTTGGAGCAGGTAAATGATTAGCGCTACTGAAAAAGAAAATCCGGTTTCAAAAGAAAAACTTGGCGATGCTCTTCGTCAAATTACTTCTGGATGGCTTTCTAAAATAGAGTTAGCAAAGCAGGCTAAAAGTCAATTTAACGAAGTTGCTGAACAGTGTACCGCTTTTTTCCAGGCATCCGTGTCTTTTATGTGGGAGCCTGGTTTTCGTAAGAAATTTCTTGGTACTGATGTATCACCCAATTTTCACGTAACTCTCAATAAAGCTTTTGAGCTTGTATCTATATATGGTCCGACCTTGTATTGGCAGAATCCCGAAAGGCTTCTTACACCAAGGAAGCATGTACCTATAGTGCCTGACCTTTATGGGATTGACCCTACTCTCCAGAACCATCTGCAACAACAAATGCAGCAAATCCAAGGTCAGCTGCAGCAGGCTCAGCAGGCAGCTCAGCAGGCAATGGCCCCTATGCAGCAGCAGATGCAGCAAGCCCAGCAACAAGGGATTCCACCAGAGCAAGTTCAGCAAATGTTTATGGCACAGAATCCGCAGGCTCAGCAAGCGCAAGCTCAGGTTCAGCAGCTAAATAATCAGATGCAGCAAATCCAACAGCAGCAGCAGCAGCAGCAGCAAGCGCAGATGGCTTTTGAGTCTGCTTCTCAGCAAGAACAATTCAAAAACAACGAAAGGTCTATACGAGCGTCTCTTATGCAGGAGTGGTTGAATTACACTCCCAAGGAGCAGCCCGGCGGCGGGCTTGAAACTGCTGCGATGAAAGCAATTACTGAATCTCTCGTTAAAGGTCGCGGTTGCTTAATGCCGGAAGCTTACACGATGCCGGGCAGTAAAGTTAAACTCTCTGGGTGCAGTTACATTTCTGTGGATGACTTATTCCTTGACCCCGACGCAACGGGGCTTGGTCCTAATGAATGTTGGTGGATGGCGGTAAGGAGAACTCAGCCTGTATGGTATGTCGAAAGAAAGTTTGATTTAAAAGGCAAGCTTCATTCTGCGGCAACTTACGAAAGGAGAAGCAGTTTTGGGGAAAGAAGTGGACGCGACCTTGGAAGCAATGATCGTGCAATGGGTAAAACGCATGACACCATTACTTATTACGAGATATGGTCTAAGGCTGGGGCTGGTCACAGGCTTGCCGGTTTAAGAAGTGAGTATCATGATTCGTTTGAAAAAGTTGGTGATTACGTTCGTATGGTTATTGCTCCAGGCATAGATTACCCGCTAAATGCACCGCCCAAAAAAGTAGGCAAGGCATCTTCTGAAGAAATTAAGAAGTTATTGGAATGGGAATATCCTTTTTGGAAAGATGACAGATGGCCTGTCGTCTGTCTTGATTATTGGCATCGAGTTCCTGGCAAAGACCCTCAAGGTTCTGCTTGGCCTATTGCACCGCTAGAGCCCGGCCTTGGAGAGCTAATTACACTAAACGTAATCGTTTCTCATATCGTAAATAGAACTTGGTCATCTAGCCGCGATTTCATTGCGGTTCTCCAAAGCGCACAGAAAGATGTAGAAAAATGGCTAAAGAAGGGTCAAGACATGACCGTTTTCCCGGTCAAGGAAATATATGGGGACATAAACAAAGTTGTTCAATGGGTGCAGCAGCCGCAAATGAAAGCGGATATGTGGCAGGTCGTAACGATGCTTACGGAACTGTTCGAGAAGCGGGTTGGCCTGTCGGAGCTTTTATATGGCATGACAGCTCAACAAAGCCGAAGCGCCGCTGACGCTGAAACGAAGCGGTCGCAAATGAATATTCGTCCAGACCACATGGCTAAACAAGTGGAGCACTGGATGGAGCAATGCGCTCGTCAGGAAAAAATGGTTGCTAGGTGGTCAATTGAGCCAAAAGATGTTGCAGTTGTTTTAGGGGATACTGAATCGAAACTTTGGGAAAAGTTTATAACGAACTCTTCGGTTGAAGAAACTGTCAGGGAGGTTGAATGCCATGTTACAGCTAACAGTGTCCGTAAACCAAACAAGGAGAGAGAATCCGCAAACATGGCTCAGGTGATGAGCGTGGCTATGCCCGAATTTAGTAAACATGCTGACGCCACATCTGACACTGGGCCACTTAATAAGCTTCTGGAAAAATGGGGTAAATCGATTGATCAAGAAATGGACGATTTCCAAATTGGTCCAAGGACACCTCCTCAGCCAGGACCGGAAGCAGCGCAAGCCGCCCAGGCTCAGCAGCAAGCCCAAGAGAAGCAGTTTGAACTTCAGATGCAAATGCTCCAGGCAAAAGCTCAGAATGAGCAAATGAAGACTCAGTCGCAAATGGCCCTTGAGCAAGCCAAGCTTCAGGGATTATCAATCAAGGCTCAGTCAGATATGGCTAAAGCTCAAACTACGCAGCAGCAGGCAGCGGCTAAGGCCCAGCTGGATCAAGCTAAGATTGCTCTTACTCAGCTTCAGCACCAGATACGAAGAAGCGAAGCGGAGCTACTTGCTCAGACAAGAGCGTCACAGCACCAACTTGAAATGCAGATACGAGATGAGCATAGGCAGCAAAGCGAAGCGGAGTTTATGTCTAAGCTTAAGAGGGATAATGCCGCACTTGAACATGGAATTAAGCTAGACCAAGAGCAGCATGATTCTGAAATGCAACAGGATGCAGAGAAGCACATTCTTGATATCGAAACCTCTGGAAGTCGATTACAGCAAGAGTCTGTTCTTCAAATGGCTAAAGCTGAGTTAGATGAAGATGTGGATTTAGCAAAAGCCAGAAGCGCAATTGCAATAGAGCAGGCTCAATCCGAGGAAAAGGCTCGGGTCCACAGGCAGGAAATAGCAAGAAAAGCCCGTGATCAAAGAGAAAACGAAAAAATGAGGGCTGCTCACCAAGGTGGTCAAGGAAGGAATCCGCAGGAATGAAGTATAAAACTATAGGGAAAATAGTAGACGGCAAGTACATAAGCTGCGATGACAATCCACCACCTGATTCGAGAATGCAAGATGTATTATTAAGCAGGAAAATGCCATCAATTAGGACTGATTCACAGTTTTTGGCTAATCATGGTACACTAGAGAAACAGTTCGAGGGCGACCAAAGGCAGTTAAAAGCGGTTACTGATAAAGCAAAATCTTTAGGTTATACCCCCAGTGTAAATGATACATATATTCCCACTTTGGCTAGATTTCCGGGCGATCCATTGGCCTTCGTGCCAGCGGGAAGTCCAAAAAACCATATCAAGAAGGTCTGCGAGGCCACTGACCGTGCCTGCAAAGGCGATGTTGAGGTACAGAGGGAAAGAAAGAAGCCGAAAGAAACTATAAGGCTCGGAGAAGATTTAGTTCAGGAAGAGGCCGGGCAATTAATTATGGGGAACCCCGAAGAAGCGTTGAAGCCTAAAGAACAATTGCGTAACGAAATTTTGGACAAGCATGGCGCAAAGCCATACGACAAACAATAAGGAGGGTCATTAACAATGGCACTGACACCTGTATCGAGAATGGCACTTGAATCTGCTCTTACGGAGCCTAGTGCTAACACGGAAATCAAGGACATCCTTGAAATCAACGACAATACCGCTGGTACTGTTGCTGCAAGCAAAACTGTTATTTACGGAAGTGACAGCAGCATTAAAGCCACTGGTATACTGGACACTAATGTTGTTGCGCAAAGCGGAACTGCCGCAGAGGATTTGACCTCTACTACCAAGAACCTTGTCTGGTATGCGTCAACTACTCAAGCTGGGGCTATTACCTTACCGCAGGCTACAGCCGCAAATGCAGGAATGGTAATTACAGTAATTGCAGCCGCAAATTGGAGTGGTACTGAATTTAAGTTAGGGTTCCTGAATACTGGCTCTACGGTATTGGTGGGCTATTTAAATGTAGCAACACTTGATGCTAATAGTGCAGCAGTTGGATTTGCAGTAACAGCTAATGCGAAATGTCTCAAGATTGATTCGGCTGACGTAGCAAAAGCTGGTGGCGCACAAGGCTCCACTTATGTATTTACATATTTGGGCGCAAACTTAGTTCACGTTGCTGCAAATGCTTACATCACTACTGGTACAGTTGCGACTACTGCTGCTGCATCGTTGACTGCTGGAATCTAAGCCCATTAAAGGAGACTTATTATGGGCGCAGGATTGCGTGACATAGCACCGAAAGAGGTCTATTCTGCCAAAATAGATGCGGCGGCAGCTACGGGTGATGTAACCGTGTTGGATTTTTCTGTACTTCATCCAAACGATTCCAGTAAAAAAATTGTTGTCATTAACTTTCTTTATACTTGCACTACTACCAACCCGACTGCCTTCTGGTCAGGTTCATCAAGTGGTACGCAACTGACTGGAGACATGCGNGTTATTGCAAATGGTTGGGTTAAGGGGGGCTACAATCCAGACGGACACTTCAAGGCTGCTGTTGGAGCAGATTTAGTTATAGAGCGAGCCTCAAGTGTTGGTGTTGGTGGGTGGATCAACTATTACTTGGAGTAACTGATGGTTGCCGAAGCAATTTCAGATAAAACTGCCAAAGAAACAAAGACTGCGATTGTGCAGTTCAGCGCAGACCTGGACGATACGGGAACTCTTTTTGATGCGACAGCAACGATTGAATTAGTAGCGGCAATTCCAGGTAAAAAAATTGTTGTTACAAACCTCAACCACTGGCACATAACTTTTGCCGGAACAACAGATGGAGTCGCAGTTGAGTTTAAGTCAGGAAGCACGGCCTTAACAGGTAAGATATTGTTTTCAAACTTTGGGGCCAAGAACACAACAAGCACTTCATACATGCCTGATGGTCATTTCTGGACATCAAAAGGCGAAGCGTTAAACATGACAGTCACTGATACTACAGCAGGCGGTGCCCAGACAATCTGGGTTTACGGCTACATAAACTACTACGAAGAATAACCATGAAATGGCACTACCACTTGAACGGTGAAACTGTGGGATTCTTAATAACCATTGCGTTCGTGCTAGCGTCGATTAGTGCTAGCTATGGTGTGAGTCAACACCAGCTAGATAAACACGAAGAAGATATAAAGATTATCAAAAGGGATGTTGATAGCAACGAGGACATCCTAATTGAAATACGCAATGACGTAAAATGGCTGCGGCACAAGATGGCTTCGCCAGAGTGAGCAGCCCTAACATAAAGGGATGCCCTTGTGGCCGAATACACACGGTTATATCAAGCCGCTACGCCTGACCTGTTCACGTATCAGGATGCGTTAGAGCATTTAGAAGCAACTACTCTTGGCGGCGCAATGGATTCCGAGCGCCGCGATTTTCGCTCCGCAGTTCTTGGGGCGTATCCTGATTTAGCCAGCCGATACGATTGGCTGTATTTCCACACCGAACATGACATTCGGCTGGAGCCACAGTATTCAACTGGGACTATTTCCTATGACCACACTGGAGGGACGCATGATCGAATGGTAACGCTTTATGCACCGGACGCATACGAAGCAGATGGAGTGACCGCTCAAACAGCCTCATGGCCGAGCAGCGTCAAAGATGGTCGCATCAAAATAAATGACGTTCGCTATCCTGTTGAGTTTGTAGAAAACCCCGACGCTCATGGAAACCAGATTATAACTTTGCCGGAATCGGCTAACCCTGGTGTAGATATTTCTTCACCTACAACATACTCGACGGTATCCGCTAGGCTGGGTAACCCAAGGGGTACGACTACATACACATGGCTCCGGTCACGATATACCCTGCCCGCTGACTTTAAAGACATGGACCCTCCGCATACGGAGAATAGTTATTTTAATCAGCGGCCTGTTTCTCTTGACAGCATCATGGCGTTCGAGCGTCATGTCCGGGCATCGTCTAACCCGCCGCGATGGTATGCTGTAGGACCAGACCCCAATCGTTACGGACAGATGGCAATGTACGTCCAGTACGAACCGAATACTGCTGAAGGTCTTCGGTTCTTCTATCGCCGGTTTCCACGGCGACTAAAATACAGCGATATCTCTACAGGGACAGTAAGCACTAGCGGTACTACGGTCACTCTTACAGGGCCGGGCTCTCCTTCGGAAGCTTCTTCGGCCAGCTTTAGCAGCGACATGGTTGGTTCTGTCATTCGTTTTGGGACTTCGTCTACAAAGCCATCGGGAGTTCGTGGCTTAAACCCTTGGGTAGAGCAGCGAATCATTACCGCTTACACAGACGCCAACACGGTTACTGTTGACTCTGCGCCATCGGCTACGTTTTCAAATGTAAAGTATGTCGTATCTGATCCAGTTGACCTGCGACCTACTATGATTGAAGCGTTTCTTCGCGGCTGTGAATGGAAGCTTTCTCTCTCGCGCCGCAATGCGGAGTCTCCACCAACTGAATTGCATCAATGGTATATGGAGGCGATACGCATCGCGGGCGAAGTGGAAGCAACAGTTGAGCCTTCATGGACGCCGCCAGCTATGTATAATCGTGGAATTCAAGCAATCGTAACTCCTAGCGTGAGTGGTTAATAAAATGTCAAAAGCACTACACAAATTTCTAAAGCCTTTGTTTGAAATTCCAAAAGAAGCCGCAGGCATAGCCAATCTAAAAAAGCACGCGAAGGCTGGGAATAAAGAAGCAGTAGACCTTCTTAAAACAATGACTGCAGGGAAACCGGCTAGAAAATCAAAAGACAAGGTTCCTGCCAATTTAGTAAAACCACTAAATCCAGAAGCACAAATGAAGGGCGATGCCGCCAGAAAGCTTACTGGTCCTAAAGGTGGACCTCCGACTAAAGGGCAAATTAAAAAGCTGGGTGAAATGCGGCAAGACTATTCTGGCAGCGATTCGTTCCCTGACCTCAACTTAAAAGAGCATCCGCAAGAAGTGGAGTATTTCAAAAATTGGATGGAGCACACGCTGGGTAAATCTCATCCATCATCTGTTCGCTCTGAGTGGGATTTATGGCAAAGATTTCCAGGGCAGCAGGGGCGAGATGGATGGGAGCCGATGTCGTTTGAAGACTGGTTCCAATTTAGAAAAACAGGGATTCTACCTGAGTAGAAGGATATAGCTATGGGACTACTAGGAACCGGATTAAGAAGCACAACGGAGTTGGCTGTTCCTGCTGCTGCCGCCAGTCTTTCTTTTTACGACATGGATAAAGGCGAGTATGATTTTCGCTATATTACCCCCAAAGATATGACGGGTGAAGAAGGCACTTTGGGTCCAGCGATGACATCAATGGATGTAAAGGAGTTTGGAGAGCTGGCGGGGAGGCACGGGCTTACGGGGGGGAAATACCTTTACGACCCCAAGGGCTTTAAACTAGAAAGAGAGGCGCTTGAAAAACTGGTTAAAACCGGAAAAGCAACTCCATTGCAACAGATTAAATATCTAGCTGGCGATGCCGGGATGTTCGGCCCTAAAGCATGGAACAAGCGTGTATCAGACACGTTAGTAGACTTGCCTCGTTTTTTAGCGGGGACTTCTTCTAAAGTAGCTCCTAAAACTTCGGGGTTTCTTTCCAAGACATTCGCGCCAGCAATTCGTAGCCTTGGCAAGCAGGGAGCAAAGATAGGTGCGAGAACTGCAACTCAGGCACTGGGCGGTGCAAGCGGTCCATTCGTTCAGCCACTCATGGGATTCATGGAATTATTAGATGCTGGTGGCGTGCGCCCATCTTGGATGGGAAGCTACACGGGGGCTTTTTGGGAAAACGAAGACTGGAAAGATTCTTTAGGATGGGGCGACAAAACACACTGGTTGAGGGACACTTCTTATAACTCAGATAATCCGACTATGTTAGGTGGCATGCCATTGAAGGCAGGTGACGAATATCTGTCAGATATAATGGACAAGGAAATTGATCCCATTAATCATCCAGGTGTAACGGTCGCCACCGCCACCGCTATGCAACAGAAAAAGAAAGCTCAAGACTGGGGCGCAGAAAAAGAAAAAAAGATTGCTGGCCAAGACTGGGGGTACTCCATCAGGAACCCCTTTGAGACTGGCTGGGATAAACTTTCAGGAGCGATAGCTAGAAGCGATATTGGCTCTAATGTATTCGGCAACTTGGGGCCAGCCTTGTTGAGCACCTTTGGTCGCCCAGGCGTTGCGGAGGCGATGGATTACACGGGTGCTGCAATGAATGCAAATACAACTCCGCTTAGGATGTATACGCATTACGCTACAATGCCTGGCGAAATTATATCTGAATCAATGACTGCAAGGGGCAATAAGGTATCAGAGGATTCGCCAATTAGGACAGAAGAAGATATCCAGAGGAAATATCATCAGCAATATTACCAAGTGGATGAAGACAATCCATTGAGCAGGAAAAGCGCGATGGAAAATATGGGTAAAGGTTATGGATACGGCCAGATGCCGGGTGAAGGCAGGCGTCCCGAAAATGATCCTCTTAACCTAAGAGATTATTACTTTTTGCACAAAAATAAACAGGTAACCGACGACCAATTGAAACAGAAGGCCGCAGAGTATCTTGCTGAACGAAGAGCGTTTGCCGCACAAAGAAAGCTTGCCGGAAATTAATAGCCATGTCAGACAAGCCAGCTGGCGTAAAGCCAATTCCGCAGTTCCCTGGATATTCAACCAACAGGGATCCTCACGATACACCTGAGTTGGCTATTGATGTAACAAACATGGTGTTCCATGAGCCTGGAAAGTTATCTTGCAGGAAGGGGCACACTTTACTTGAGTTTGCAAACGATGGTGCTGATGCTTCGGGCACGGTCATTTCTGCGTTTCCTTATAAACGAGCAGGCAGTTCGTATATTGTTCACCAAGACTCAAATGGAAATGTAAGGGTAGGGAGGTTGTAGTGGCAGCGCCCACAATTAAAACGGGACTGGACACAACCAATCCCATGGTTTTTGCTAAGACCCGTCATGGCTATCTTATCGGAGTCAACGGTGTCAATCGCGGGATATTCTGGGACGGTCGCTCTGCGTCTGCCGATGCACTGGGCATTGATCCCCCGTCTACACCCCCGGTCATGTCTACCCCGCAGGTCCAGAAGTACGCTGCAGGGGCACTTCAAATCACAACTGACACTGCATCTCACTTAGATGGCGAATACATTACCATTACAGACGGGTTTGGGAAAACTGTTAAATATATCTTCCGAGACAATTCAGATAACACTGGAACCCCGGTAGGTGTTTTTAAGTCAACGTATATTGAGTCTGACGCAAATTACCCTGGTGGTGAAGTATATGTTGATTTGTATGGAATAACCGCCGCTAGAGCTACATTTGCAACATATCTAATGACGGCCATTCAAGGGCCATACGGACACGATGGATCAATAATTGCATCACTGGGTTCCCCGGCAATCGTAGGATTAACTCAGGTGCAAGGTGGTGTTGCAGGAAACACTACAGTAACAACTGATGTTGATGCTGCCCATTTAACCATAGTTCAATTTGCGGGTGGCGTAGATACGGGCCGAAAGGCTTATGCGGATATCACCGTGGCTGACGGTGATGCTGCGAGTGGAATGTCAGAGAACGAGTATATAAATATTATATCAACTGATGGTACTTCAATTAATTACATTATAGTTGACGATAACGCATCCACTGTTGCAACAGGAGATGCAGTTACGAGCGGGGCAACTGACGTTGGAAGCACTACTGCGACAAGAAGCGGCTGTGCCGTAACTATTGACCTGACTGGAAGCGCAGAGACTCAAAATGAATTTCTGGTTCAATTAGCGGCGGCAATACAATCTTCTAATGGGCATAACGCTGGAAGCTCAAACAGTAAAATAACCGTCAGTTCTGTTCCTGGTGCTGCCAACGGCGCTCAAACAATAACTCTTACTCAAGTTACTGCCGGGCCGGAAGGCAACACCGCGATTACTACGGATATTAGCCAGATAACTGAAGCCGATTTCACTGGTGGAACAAACATTTCTGGGGCGACAGGTGGAGACTATACCTGCTTTTATCGGTACGTCGATGAAAGAGAAGGTGCCAGGTTTTACAGCAACCTTTCCCCGTTCCAAGTAACAACCGCTGCAGCCGACGACAAGTTTGAATGGAAGCATCTTTCAGCATCATCGCAAGACGGGCGTGTAACACATGTAGAACTTTTAAGGACTACGTTTAATCAAGCAACAACCGCTTATGTAGTTGCTCGTTTACCAAATAACGGAACGCTAACAAGTATTGCTTTAACGGGTTCTGGTGTTGCTGTTGTTACCATCCCGAAGGGGCATGGGTTGATAGCGGGGGCAAGGATATCAGTTCTTGGAAGCACCAATGCGGCGCATAACAAGACGCACGTTGTTGATGAGATAGTAAGCGGAACTTCTTTTAAAATTAAAGGCGAACTGGGTGCGGCTAGCGGTGGCGGTGATTCCCTAGTATGGTCAATTGACGGCTACGTTGAAGATGGTTTGACTGACGGCCAAATTGTTTTGTTTCGAGGAAGTTATCGGCAAAAGCTTTTACAGACAGATGGAAGACCTGCAGCAAACCGCCACGCAATCCCGCCATTTTTTAAATCAGTGTGTTGTGCGTTTCAAGACCGTATGACGTATCTTGTTGACCCCGTATATTCCACGGGAACTATATCTGCCAGTAGTGGTGCATCTACGATCACTGGGGTGAGCACGGCATGGACATCAGATTTAGAAGGGCGGTTGCTGTGCCCTGATCCTTCAGTGGATTCATCGACTTATGTTATTGACACGGTTGATTCGGCTACTCAATTAACAATAGCAAAACCGGCAAACTCTGCAATTGCTTCAGGAAGTTCTTACACAATTATTAACCCGCCCGAAGAAAGAAACACAGTCTATATATCTGAGCAGGATTTGCCAGAGTCAGTTATTACCCAGGTCGCAATTCAGGAAAACGTGCGTGACGAAGACGAGCTTGTTGGTGCTATTGTCATGGGCGCTCAGTATTACGCATTAAAAGAACATAGCATTTATCGGATTACCTGGGCAAAGAATCCTTTACTTGACGCTCAGCCGCAGCTGGCAGCGATGCGAGGCACGATTAATCACAATTGTGCAGACCAACACGAAAACATTCTATACCTTATGGACGAAGAAGGCCCGTATGCTTTTCAGGGGAATGGTGTTCAGCCAATTGGAACTCCTGTTGCGGATCAGTGGAGCGACCAGCTTTTAGATTTCAGTAAGAAAAGCACATGGAGTGTCAGGGTGGATCCCCTGGAAGAACTTGTTTATTTCTTTGTCACGGGCATTGGTGACTCAGGTGACAGACCGAGGCGGTCTTTAGTGTACGACATCAGAAGTAAAACTTGGACAAAGTGGACGTACTCTTGGGACATCGGAGACAGTGTTAAGCTGACGTATAATAATCAACGCAGGCTTTTAATGGGAGTGACGAACGATTCGTTTTACGTTTGCAATGAAGGCTTGAAAGACGGAGATTCTAACGTAGCCTACAACTGGAAGTCAGGCATGTTTGCCTGGATGGAATCGGACCAAAACACAAAAAGATATTTTAGGGTTACGTTTAACCCGACTATTAATGATGCCACTTTAAGCATGAAGAAGTACGACAACCACTCTAGCACCCCAGCGGTACTAAACGAATGGGATGGTGGAGATGGGGTGTCTATTATGCAAGGAGCCACCGAAGCGGTGGCAAACCTAAAGCTGACGCAACACGAGGACGGCGACGAACCCGGCAGCAAATCCCTCCCTTGGTCGGGTAAGTTGCCGTTCCTTAGAGGCAGGCCGATTCGATGGGTTACTTGCGAGATAACAGGCGAGCAAAGCGACGACCGCATTATTATCTATGAAATAGAAATTGGTGGGGTGAAGTAATGGCGCAAGCATACGGCGAAAATGAAAGGCTTTCAAAGCTTCTGAAGCCAGCTCCCCCTCGCCAGGAATCCTTCAGGGATTACACTAGAGAGCAGTACCGTCGACTAAAAGCCCAGGATCAGGGAATTAACCCTACTGGCGATGAAGCCCTTCCGATTATGTACGGGCCGCTACTTGCCAACATTGCCAGAGCGGGGCTGTCCCGCACCATTGCTACCCGTCCTCCTTCGCCGGGAACCAAGCGACTTTGGAGAGGTGAGGGAAAGCCAAGCCACCAAAAAAACGTAAAGACCCTCAGCGTAGAAAACGCAAGAAAAAAGCCCCCTCAGTTTAGGTCTGGACAAGAAGAAGAATGGATAAATAAAGCTGATGCGGCAAATCGGTGGTACGGCGGCCCAACCAAAAAAGAAGTAAAGCTCTATTTAGACGACGCTTACGATCCGCGTCTAAGATATACCGACGTACCTAAATCCATAGCCGATAAGTACCACCTCCCAAACATGACGTTAAAACCTGGGGGAAGAATGACCCCGCACAACCCAAGAGCTTGGTCAGGAAACCCTACCCAAGAATGGTATTTCCCTCCAGAGGCAGACGCAATCTTACGAAGCTCTAAGCTGTATCGCCCCCCGCTTGCCCCATTTCAACCATCTAGTACAGCACCCGCCTTAATGGAATCAATGATTTTAAGAGAGGATGAGTAATGGCCGACGAATTTAACAGGCCAGAATGGTGGGAGCAATCTAGACTGTTTCAAGAAATGATGAAACGGGAAAGAACACCAGAAAGAAAGCGCCAGCGAGGGGAATTTTCCCCAAAAGAACTTAAATGGACGATGTTTGGTGGAAGCCATAATCCTGGCGGGTTTAATTCCTTTCCACGTAGTTTAGAGAGCTATATAACCAGCGGATACGATCCGTTAATGGCTCCGTGGGATGAACCACTGTTTTTTGATGAAGGACAGACAGAACTTAGTCCATTGCTTGGGCACAATATGAAAACAGGGGAAACAACAGAACACGTGCGACGAAGCACAGTGGGCAACAGCGGTGGCCAAGGACGTTTTAATTACTTAGGTCATCAATTGCATCATGGGTTTGCTGGCCCAAGAAAGAATTTCTTACAAGATGTGGCTGAAGAAAACAAGCTGCATAATATGTTTGGAGAATTTGTAGACCAGCGAAATCAGTGGAACGACGAAACAGCAAAGAGACTTTTTCTTGAACGGCGATCACAAGAGGATTGGGATAACATAAGAGAATATACACGTGACAACTTTGGCCGTCGCAGAGCGGTCAATAGCCCTGCTTATTATTCTCCATCGGAAGACGTAGTGGTTGTTCCCGAAAAAGAACCAAGGAACGCCGGGGATAAGGGGTGGAGCAGGGGGGGCATGGCCCAGCATGAATACGAGCATTATGACCAGCGGCATCAAGGGTTTAATCCTCGTCAAAATAATGCTAATCAAACCATGAACGAAATTAGCGAGGCTGCAAAAGAAATTCCGGCTACTATAGGAGACATCATTAACGCAGCCTCAGTTCGGAGAGCGCAGGGAGAGCCGGTAGATATTAGGACTGCACCCGTAGAGTTCCCTGGGGCAACCCAGGACGCTGACATGATGTCTCGGTGGGCCTATGAGCATGGGTATAATCAGCCAGAAGGCCCTTCATTGACGGAGCTTATTTACGGCACTCCTGAAGGAAGAAAGTGGCTGAAGACAATGGCTGGCCCAGGCGAACCATACCCCGAAGAAATTGATTACGGGGATCGCGCGTATCAGCTTTATCCACCGAAACCAAAACGTCCTGATGGCTATGTTGAACCAGGGCGGAGTGGTTGGGGCGGCATCCCAAGGAAACCTTGGCGGGAGATTCAATAATGTCATTTAGGCAAAACATAAATCAGCAGCTTCGTGACGCAGGCTACGATGAGTTGGCTGATCGCATTCAGTTATTATTAAGCGACACCATTCCTTCTAACAGGAATGCTCCATTAAGCATTACGGTAAACGAATCTGTTGTTGATTACCCTTTAAGCGGTTATGGTGCTGACGAAGCTGCGCCTACGTCTGAGTTCAGAGAAAACTCTGATCCAATTCCAGACCCAGGAAATTTTCCACCTATTCATAAATTTGGAACCGACCGATCACTTACGGTAACAGATGGATTTAATTCCGACATTTCAACTTATTACAATATCCCAGCCCAGGAACATAAGGTATTTGGCGGCAAGCCTGGAAGACAAGCTAGGTACGACATTTCTTCTTTGCAAGTTTCCCAGTACGCAACTAGGAGGGGGTACGACAATGATGTTCAGTTGTCACCCCCCAGGTCGTTATGAGGTATGCAATAGCAACTGCTAGTATTTCAGCGGCTAGCGGTACAACTCCAGCATCTGGCACTGCGGTGTTAGCAGAAAGGATTAACGGTGTCGTTACTCCGATTAGCTCGGACTACAGAACCGAAGTGTCTGTTTCTCAGGCTGGTCAAGCGCCTGGCACTGGATCAAGCGGAGGCAAGCCTGGATCGACTAGAAATACTGGGAGTTCTGATGGTGGTGATGATATCGGTAAACGTGATGCTGTTTGGACGGTTACTCCTGTTGGTTCTATATTTGGCAATAATCGCCCTCAGTCGGCATCTTCGCTGACTACCATTCCCGCCAGCCAGATATTCCCGTACTACAACTTTGAAGACGATGGCACCGATTGGTCGGGCCGTGGCTTAGACTTAACAGTTACTAATGGTTCGTACTCAACTACCAGGGTAGTGGGAAGTAAGAGTGCTAACTTTCAAAACTCTTGTCACTTTAGCCGCGCACACAACGAATACTTTGCAAGTGACGGGGGAGCTGGGATACGGGTTTCATTTTGGATTTACCCTGTGGCTTTAGGCTCTGGCTCCGGGGCTTCTGACATACAGGGAATTATTACCAAAGCGTCTGTTGATAGTTCTTCTGGTTCTGCGGTGTTTGATGGAGACTGGGGTATTTTCTACTCTCAAAATCTAGTTGGATCAAATGACCTACACGTTGCTACAGGTACTACGAGTGTAGCAACGCAGATTTTGCACGGCATGGAGCTTTCAACTGGAGCGTGGTATTTCATTGATGTTGTGTTTGACAATTACAATTCGGTGGCTTCTGTTAATGTGCGTGGTGCAGCTACTACTAACAGCGGCAATATAAGCATTGCTGGAAACATGGAGGGTGACACTAGTTTTCCGTTAAGGATAGGAAACAATTCGGATGGAAATTTATTAGGTGCTAACAGCGCACGGTTTTATCTAGATGCCGTTAGCTTCTCTAATGACTTTACGTCACCAACTACTGACGAAATGTATAACTCTGGTTCGGCATACGCTACAGGATACACCGCTCAAGGTGTAGAGTCGTATCTTCCTAGTGCAGCCACATCCCTTGTTACAGGTACATATCAAGTGCCTGGAGATAAAGATGTTCCTGTTTCTATTACAGGCACTTCGGGTGCGGTAAGACCGGCAATGAAAATAACTAAACCAACGTCTACGTCAGCCGATGTGTCTATTGAGGCAGGGACGGCCACTAGCAAATTCGTTGCTGACTTTACCGCCGATCCTTCAGTGGGTACGGTACGGCAAACTTCTAACCCCAAAGCTGCAGAAGTTGTATGGAAAGGAAAGTATGCCAACCATCCCATCGAGATACACGAATCTGACAACGGAATGATTATTGATAGCGAAACTGCTAGGGCGTCTGAATGCTCTATAGGTGTCACATCTATTGGTGCTGGCTCTCCATATACGTCACGTTCTAATTCGCCCACAGGGCCTCAAGATATGGGTGGCACGGTAGCGTCTGGGGCGGTTGCTAGGGACAAAAGCTACGGTGAATCCTCTGACCCAGAAGCAGCTGCTAAGGCTCTTGGTTATAGCCCTGGTGCTGCAATTACTGTGCGGAATCCAACTGGGACAAGCTATTCTTCGGGGAATGTTTTAAGAATAGAAAAGGAAGGCAATGGCTGGGTGATATTATAAGTACCACTAAACCGTTTATTGTGGGATAATGACACACTGACTGTACCCAGAAAGTAGCAAAATGGCTAAAAAAGACGAAGAAGAACTTCAGAAATTGATTGAAGTTGTTACTGGCGCAGCCAATCAGCAGCAAGCGCCCAGGAATCCCCAAGAGGAATTACAGGCCATGACTGGAACTGGCCCGGCCCAGCAAGCCGGAACAGCAAGTATTCCTTCTTGGATGTATAATTCCACCGCGAAACCTTGGGAACAACTTGGGCAAGATTATTACACCCAGCAAGGTACTGGGGCAGGGATGTCTGGGGTTGTGAATCCTGGTGCCTGGAATGCTGCAATGTTTGGTGGAGTTGGCGCAAGCCCCACTAATCCGTATGGGCAGTATGCAATTAACCCGTATTCTGATGGCGCAGTCAATCCAGAATGGATTGCTTCTGGAGGAAGGTCATTTGCCACCGAGACTCCTGATGGCGCATTTGGCGTGCAATCTGCGTATGCTCCGAGTTCTTGGAGTTTTGGTGCAAATCCAGCTGGTGGACTGCCGAACATGGAACCTGACATATGGACGGAAAATTTTAACACTGTTGGTTTTGCCCCTGGGCAATTGGATCCGGGCGGCGGTGGCGGCGGAACCACCCTGATTGGACCAGGGCCGCACTATAATGATCCCGATAAAGATTTTCTAGGAGGCGGGATAGGTGGATGGAAATTACCGGATTATATGAATCCGGGTCAATCTGGCGAAACTCCCGACTGGACTGAGATTTTTGGGAATAAACCTGCGAATTACGGAGAAGGGTTTGGGTCGGCAGAGGCTTCTAGGCTGCAAGCAATATCTAGGCTACTTGCTGAGCCGCATGCCGCTTATATACGAGAAACATTGGGCGGTAAGTTTGCGATAGACAGGACGAAAGAAGAAGGGTTCCAGAAAAGACTTGGTGAGCTTGGGCATCTGGGAATAACTGAAGACAACCCGTATGGTTCAGGTACTATCGCGGCTCAAATTTATGGCGAGCTTGCTAAGCAAGAAAAAGAAGCCGGTTTAAAAACGGGAACATATGACTCAACAACCGGAAAGTTTACGGGTGGAGTTCTTGATGCCGAAACTCAAGCGGCTAAGGATATTGATAGAAATAAATCTACCTTAGCTGAAGAGAGAATGGTTGAGCATGCAAGGCTTCTTGATTTGCAGGCCGGTAAGATAATGAGCAACTTAGGGAGCGTTCAATCTCCATTTGCAAGCATGTTTGGCCTTGGTGGTCAGCAGGGTGGTCAGCAGGGTGGTCAGCAGGGTGGTGAGCAGCAGATGCAGCAGCAGCAGATGCAGCAGCAGCAGATGCAGCAGGGAAGTGCTTCTCCGATTCAGAACCTGTTCAATCTTGCAGGTCAAGGCCAGATGCAATCGACTGCGCATAAACTTCTTGAAGGCCCGGCGCATGGTGGTCAATACAATCCGTTTGCTGCGTCTACTGCTGCTGTACCTGGAATGGTTGGCGGTCCTAACGCTTTCGGGGCAGGTCAAAATTCCTTGCTCGGTTTACAAGGCGCAATGAATACTCAGCAGGCCGCGCAGCTTGGCGCTAATCAGCAGCTAAGTAAGCTCGGCATGCAGGCAGGCCAAAACCTTATGGGGCAGTTTAATCCTCAGCTTGCCAATCAATTTGCAATACAGGCACCATTTGCTCAGGCAGCTGGTTCAACTATTGGCGGTCTAGGCCAAGCTGTTGGCGGCGTCTTGGGTGGAATGGGCAACGTAGGAGTAGCTTAAGATGCGTTTTCCCAGTCAACCGTTTGATCCGAAAAAATTCCAGCAAGCGATGATCGGCAACAAAGCCAGACAGCAAAGCTTGAAGCGTGCAAAGAAAGACCCTGGTAAAGCATTTGGCGCGTTAGGCAAACTTGCCAAGAAGATGAACCCGCAGCAGTTGCAGCAGTTGCAACAGGGCATGAGCCGAATCATGGGCCAGAATATAGGTGGTCTTGGTGCCGCTGGTCAAGCAGCTAATGCCTTTGGCAATTTTACTAGCGATCAGCAAATGCAGGATATGTTTAAACAAATGCCCTCAATCGGGCTGGGCGGCGATGGGCCTATGTCGGCTGGGGGTCTTACCCCTGGTATGCTGCAAAACAGCCAAGGCGTAAAGGGAATGCAGATACAGCAGTTGCTAGCCAACATGGGCCTTACTGGCCCTGGCTCTGGCACGCAAGCGCAAGGGGGCTATCGACCCCAGCCAGGAGTGACGGGAGGACCAACACCACCGACCCCAGGGCAAAGCCTGCAGGACATTGCTAAACAGCAAGCAATGGATCGAATAAGTCGACTTAAAGACAGAGATGTAAAGAAGGGTGGTCCCGACCTCGACGCAAGCCAGTTGAAGGAATTAGAAAAACAGGCTTTTAACATGCGGAATGATCCTGAACGCAATCAAAACAAAGAAGAGCTTTTTAGAAAACAGTTTGGTAGACCGACGAATCCGCAGCAGACTCAGGAAATGAAAAACATTTTCCAGAAAATGTCAGGGATGCCAAAGTCGGAGTTGAAAAATTACATGGAGTCATTGAGGAATGACCCTAGATTTCAAGGAAATGAACAGGCTTATACTAGAGCAGCGGGTCAGCAAATGCGGGGGGAACAAGCTGGTGCTCAGCAGCCGCTTAACCTTGGCGGCATACAAGGGCCTATGGGGATGACTGCGCAACAAGGAAGCGTTCAGCCTATGGGAATGGCTCCACCACAAGGAGGTGCTCAGCCTCCCACGATGAGACAGACAGTACAACAGCAGCAGTTCGCTAAGCAGCAGCAAGGTGGCGCTTCTGGTGCAGCGGCAGGTGGCGCTCCATCAGCAACTCAAACAGCAGCCCCAAAGGGAGTAAACAATAACCTTACTGCAACAGCAAATACAACGCCTGCAACAGCAAGTACAACGCCCCCAGCAACGCCCACGTTTCCTGACGCAAGTGCTGCTTACTCCCCTCCTAATTACGGAAGTGGTACTCAGTTCGGTGCAGGGGCAATGACACCGGGTGTTACTACTGATCAGCTGCAAGGTGCTGTTACCGGAAGCCCTCTTCTTAATACTGGACCGGCGACTGCAGGTCAGATATCCCAAGCACAATACAACCCTATGATTAACATGCCTGGGCAAGCTGATTTAATGAATCAATTCTCGACTCCGGGCAGGTCCAATACTATGGGGCAATACGGAACTGGCGGGTTGGCTAACACAGCAAACCAAATGGCTGCAAATCAAGCTGCACAGCAGGGGATACAGGGAGCCCAGGGGCTGATAGCCGGTAACGTGCAGCAGCAGCTTGGTTCCCAACAGATAGGTTCACAGATGGATATGGCGCAGCGTCAGCAGCAATTGCAGCATATAACTTCAATGCTTGGGCCAGCAGTTTCCGGCGCTGCTTCAGGGTTTAATCAGGCGATTCAGGGAATGACTGGAATGCCAAGGTTCTTATCGTAAACAGGATATCTAAAACGATGGCTACATTTTCAGAACAAGAATTAAAGCAAATCGGAATTATGATTGCTGCGGGAAATCCCCAGAGAGCTGCGGAAGAATATGTTCTTCGTCGCAGGTCTGAGCGTGCGGAAGAAGTACGGGAAAAAGAAGCAGCCGAAAGAGGTTCTCGCGCTGGAGGGAAGTGGTCGACTTATGTAGAGAACAGCCCAGAGCAAAATCAAAACTTGCTTTTAAATCTTCTCGGTTTAGGTGAAGATGCACCTGAAGCAAGAGAAGCACCTCCCCGAGAAGCACCTCCCCGAGAAGCACTAGTTCCCCAGAGGACAGACTTTGATCGCTTGATTGAAGCAGAGTCTCCCGCTCCAAGGGAAGAGGCAGAAATGTTTGAGCAAGACATGGAGCTAGGTGGAGACTGGACCGATGAAGAGCGGGCTGAAATTGAAGGCATGGCCGATGAGATTGAAATTGACTCAGCCTCTCTTGAGTTTTCCCCGAGGGAGTCTAGTCCTGAAATTCTTGAAGCGGGAATTGGAAGTGGTATCAACAAAGCTATTGTTAAGCCAATTGTAAACGCTGCTCTGGACACTGTTGGACGAGGCCCGAAGGTAAAAAAGGCAATTAAGGAATTACTTGACTTGCCGGTAGAGGTTGGCCTGCCATCTAAGGTGAGGGTAAAGGACTTAACTACGCAGCAGCTTCGTAATCTTGCCCATCAATCAGGCGTAAAGGGTGCCTTTAGCATGAAGAGGGTGGACTTATTTTCAATGCTTTCTGAAAACGAAGCATTAAGGAGCAGTCTTTTCAAGAGATTTTCTAAGAGGACCAGAGAAGCAGCAGAGTCAACAGTAACCGCAGCAAAAAAACCTTTTACTAAAGGCCCAAGAGCGCATGAAGAATTACTTAATTCAGTCATAGTGCTTGAGAATGGAGCTAAAGTTAAGGTAAGAGATTTAGGACAAGCTCCCCTGCGTAAGTTTGCCCATGAGGCAGGAATAACGGGTGCTCATAACATGAGCGTAAAAAGGCTCCATGAAATCTTAAGAGAGAATACGCTGATGAGAAACAGTGTTATGCGCCGCGCGGCTAAGGCAACCAAAGAGGGTGCGGTAGCTACAGGTGAACATGTCGCGAGAAACCCGAAGAAGTATTCTGCCGCTGCGGGTGCGGGTGTAGGTGGGCTTGCCACCTATATGGCAACTGGTGGCGGCGGCGCTGACCCTGATGTTGACCCTGATGTTGACCCTGGTGCCGATCCAGTGTCAAGCGAGCACACTGACATGCACGGGTTCCCTAGCTGGGAAGAGTATCGAGAGGCAAACGTAGGAAAGGGTCGCGAGCCAAGGAACGCAGACGGACAGGTGATCCACGTTGATCACCACGGAAGAACGCAAGAAGAGATGTATAAGAGACACAGGGAAAGAGAGGGCAGGGAAATGCTCGCGCAGAACATACACAACACCCACGGAGTTCCTCGCCACATAGCACGGCAGGCTGCTCAATATATGGCACCAGACTTTGATGCATACATGCCGGGGATTGACGTTGAGACTGCAGTCGATATTGCGTCTGGGCGAATTACTAAAGCTGAAGCAAGAGAAAAAATAAGGCTTAGCGGCAGGGACGTTGAGGTTACAAGGGAGTCTGTTGCTGACACCCACAGGGGTTCAGTGGGCATGGGCGACCCGTGGCATTCCGGTAGCTTAGAAAGCGATCCTCTTACTATTAATGATCAACCTGCGTTTGAGAAATCCGCAGACTTTAGGCATAAGCGTAAAGAATGGATGAGACTTGTCAAAGGTAAGTACGGAAGCTACGACAAGTACTTGTCTCATAAAAAGAGAACTGCAAGGATGGCTACTCCAGAATGGCAGGCGAGGGATAAAGGTAGAAAGAAGAAGCGTCGAGTTAATGAGCTTCTGAAAAGTGGGAATCGAGTAGCTGCTAACGCTGTAATGCTTGACATAGAAGACCCATCTGACCCAAGGAACATGGTCAACTTCATGTCGCCTCGGCAGTTCGCTGAATACAAAAAGAACTGGGATGAAAGCAATGAAAAGAAAAATAAGAAGCCAGACTCTTTTGCGAATGCCCGAAACATGGCGAAGAAGGTTCCCGGGCTTGCTTTAACGGCAAATACACCTGACGAAAAAGAAAAAATTAAAAGACTTATTTCTTGGATAGAAGAAACCTATGCACAAAATGATGAGCCTAGCCCGTTTGGTGGTGTAGACGTACCAGGGGTAGGATTAATGGGTTCCAATATGGATGACATACTAGGCAGTTCAAGGTCTGATGGCAAGAGATTTGCGCCAGAAGAAGGGGAGGGGATTGCTCGGTTTGGCGAAGATAAGGGTTATACATACGACACTTACTTTGAGGATGTCGATCCAACCCCTGTTAACTTGGCTCGGTATTTACACAAAGCAATGAAGGGCGGGTTAATGGGAGCTGGGACCGATGAGCATGGCATGGCTACGGCAATGCATGTCTTGAACCAGCTGCCTCCTTCCGTTGCTAGGGAGGTTATTGAAAAATACCGAGAGCTTTATAAACGTGATTTAAAAGAAGACGTTACGGATGAGCTTGGCGGCGTTCCAGTGTTTAGCTATGAAGAAGATGAAGATTTAAGAGACAGATTCTTAGGCACATTAAACAGGTAGTAACCGCATGGCATCTTATTTCGATGATCCATTTGGTGGCGATCCGTTTGGTGGCGATCCATTTTCTTCAAGTGGACATGGTAGTTCTTTCGGTTCGTCTTCATCTTCTGGTCTTAGCATAGACGATATTGCTGGTGTCCCAAAAGACATATCTCCTGAAGACAGAAGGTCGCTTCTCCGCAGGCTGGGAGAAGGAACCCTTGGTGGTGTCGGCGCGTTTGGTAACGTGCTTGATTTGCCCGGCTCTAGCATAAGAGACTGGCTTGTCGGTAAGGGTGGCGTTGATCAATGGGGTAGCCCGTTGTCTGGAGAGGACAGGGTTACCGGCAGAGATGTTCTTGCGCACTATGGCCTTGCCCCCAAGAATAAAGAGACTGGGATTTCCGGCTGGTTCAGCGATCCTATGGAAGCGATTTATGATGTTGGTGGTTTTCTTACTGAAGTGTTTACGGACCCGTTGACCTACACCGGGATTGGTCTTTTTGGAAAAGGTCTTGGTGCAATAAGCAAAGCTGGCGGCGTCCTTAAACACGCCGACCTTCTCGATGATGTAGTTGAAGTTGCCGGTAGGAAGGCTGCAAAGAAAGCAAGGGCTGAAGGGATGGGGTCTATCCCTCGGGTCGGCCCGCGAGAGTCTAGGCGAACCACTACCATTAAAGATATTTTAGACGACGATGTACTTCAGGAAAGATTTGGCGGGAGACAACCATTAGAAGAACATCTTCGCTCGTCTTCTATTAAGGCGGGAGTTGACGACTTTGCCTCTACGCTAGACGAAGGCATTGGTGGCGCTGCCCGAATGCACATACCTGGGTACGGTCCAGTCGGTCCATCTGTTTCTCCATTTGGTGGCAAGGTTGGGAAACTAATGGATAGTGGTTTTGGTGCAGTTGGTGAAAGCGCAGTTGGTCAGACAGTCGCTGCTGGGTTTGATGCTGCAGCTGGTGGTAAGTTTGGTAAGTACGCACAAGTGGTTTCAAGGATTGCCAAAGGGTATAAGACTAGGACTGTGCCCAAAGCAGTAGAGCAAGCGATGGGACTTGGTGATCATTTCGCAGGCGTCAGGCAAGCGGCAATTGATTCTGGACTTGGCGACATAATACTTTCAAGGTCAATGGTAGGATCCAATCCTGTTGGGGTTGCAGCAAGAGCTGGTGATATTATTCAAAGCCCATCTCTTATGCGCCCGGCTAAAGTTCTCGGTACAACACCGAACAATGATGTTATCCTTCGCTACCTTGATGATGATGGTGTCTATCAAACCATAACGACAAGAGCCGAAGACCTTAAGGGTGCGTCCCGTATTAGCGACCTCGGACAGGTTGACCAGATAAACGATGACTTAATCAACGATGCCTTAAGTGGGTTTGCTACTTCTGTTAAAGAACTTGGGGATTACGATCAGGCGTTAGACAGCTGGCTCATTACGGACGTTACTCGATCCGGCGAAGCTGGGGAATCAATGAGAGGTTTGGTTAATAGAATCCCAAATCCAGCGAAAAGAAAACAAGTCGAGCAAGTTCTTCGTAAAACAATAAACCAAATGGATAGTGTTACGCAGCCTGTTTATTCAAGGCTTGTTCAGAAAGGGCTGAAGATAGGAGAAGTTGAACAATATGCTGTTCGTCATATTACTCCAGAAAGACAGAGATTGATTACGGCTGAGCAGCGAACTCCTCAGATGGTCCGAGAGTATATGGGCAAGCCATCAAGTCAGCTTGCAAGAAACGAGGCAATAAGAGACATACCTACACATCTCATTCAAAGAATGCATGACGACCCCAGGTTTCGCAGGGCGATCAAGGAAGTGTCTGAATCCGGTGGTGGCAGCGAAGAAGCAATTGTTTTGATTTCTGAAATACTTGAACAAGATTCTGTGTATAAGCCGTACCTTCAGAAGTCTTGGAAGGAAGGTTTCAGGATCGACGACAAAGTCCTTGAAGTTCCTGGCAACATATTAAAAAGTTTGTCTTCTGACGCTGATGAAGCTGTACGCATGGCACATCATGCCCAAGAGATTGCCCGTTCCCTAGTAGATAATAATGCAGGTGGCAGGCTATATATCCCTGACGTACTTAAGAACTACGTTAACTACGCAAAAGACATGGCTAATCTTGAGGCGACTATAGATGCCATGCATGCGACTGTCGCCAGGACAGCTACTAAAGTGATGGGGCCTGGAACGGTTACTGTAAAGGAAATGCTTAAGAGTGTTGGGCACGATACAGCAAAAGGGCTGCAGCAGCTGTCTGCAGTAATGGGAGACAACGCCGCAGATATTGGAAAGATGTATGTTCCCACGGAATTTCTTAGGCAAATCAAAGCAACCAAGGCTATTCAGAAACCCGGACCATTTCTTGAGCAGTTCCAAAAGTTTGTTGACGGTACAACTGGAATGTTTAAAGGTGGGGTCACGCTTCCTTTCCCATCGTTTGCTTTCAGGAATCATATATCTGGGCAGATTGTAAACATTACTTCAGGAGACATTAATAGCGTTGCTGACTTAATTGATTACACAAAACTTTGGTGGGCTTCTAGGGGCCTGAGCCGAGGCCCAAAGTCAACTGCTACTATCAAGGGCATTAAAGATTCTTCAGGCAATTCAATGTCTAATGCTGACATCATGAAAGAGGTAAGGACTCTTGACTTCATTGATGACCAGACTCACTTCATGGATATAGCTGGACCAGGAAAACCCAAGAAGGCTTTTGTTGATTTTGATGTTGACGAGCTTACACCTAACTGGAAATTGCAAGGCCCAATGGACGCAGCTCGTTCTGCAAAAAAAGTTTGGTCTGAAGCCAGCGAAGGAATTGAAAGAGAACCTGGGTTTCTTAGAAGCATAGTAAGTGCAGAGCAAGTTCCTGGCACAAAGCCAATGAAGGGAACAAAGACAGCGAGGACTGCTGGGCGGTTTGTTATGGAAACAGGCAGCAACCTTAACCGTGCTGTTGAATTTCAAAACAGAATGACGATGTATCTTTATCTTCGCAAGAAAGGAATGAGTAAGGTTGGTGCCGCTGAGAGAGTGAAGCAACTTCAGTTTGATTACTCAGACTTGACTGGGTTTGAAAAAGGATACATGAAAAGAGCAGTTCCCTTTTACGCATTCACTCGCAAGATGGGTGGACTGTTCACTTCAACTATTGCTGATCGACCGGGTGGACCACTTGCACAACTTATACGGCTAACAAATAACGCCTCATCCCGAGAGCATATTCTCCCGAGTTACATTGGAGAGCAGGCTGCATTTCAATTGTTTGATCCCAAGGAAGAGGGCGCAGCTTCTTATGTTACTGGCCTCGGTCTTGCACATGAAGACCCGCTAAGCTACATGTCTGGCTTGTCGGCGCTTGGCCGTGGAGATGTAAAACAATTTGCAAGAAGTGGATTCAGAAACGTAATGTCAAGAACAAATCCTTTGTTTAAAGGACCACTTGAATTCTTGACGGGCCAAAGCTTTTTTCAGTCTGGCCCAGGTGGCATGGGTCGTCCTATTGACGAACAGGATCCACCGCTTGGACGACTTATATCTAACATGCAAGAAAGAATTACTGGAAGAAAGCAACGCGGCAGGGCTAAACCTTTTGGTGGCAGTTCATTCGGGCCGCTTATTGAAGCAGGTATTTCTTCTTCTCCAGTAAGCAGGGCAGTCACTTCACTTAGACAGATGTCTGACCCAAGAAAGAATCTTGCAGAGAAGGCAACAAACTTGTTGACTGGAATCAGGAGCACTACTCTTAGTCCGTATCAGCTGGATTACGCAGCAAAGCAATCGATGGAAGAGGTGGCGCAATCGCGTGGATATGGGGCTGTATATAAATCTCCTTATATTGATAGGTATACATTGGCCGAAATGCTTGCCTCTGGTAAAATAACAGAACAAGAGTTTAGGGATGCCCTTATGATGCAGGCTGAATACAAGGCCATGCGTGGCGGGCGAGACAAGACTGAGCGAGACTTGGATAGGCAAAATCGCCTACGGGAAATAATGGCAAGTGGTGCTTTTTAGGAGATAGAAAGAAATGTCTGATAGCAAAAAGTCTGGCCGGAAGTCGCCGGTTGATCGCAGTAATAACGCAGCGGAAGTTCCGTACAAGCGAGTGCCTAACGTAATTAAACGTGAGCATCTTGAAACTGGCGAGCATCGAGTCAAGCCCGGCAAGACAAACAAGAAGTCGGGTGCCCAAGACAAAGGCGGCTACTAGACGCTGGCTACGAGTACCTCTAAGTCACAGGCTGCACTGTTGGCAGTTGCATTGATACTCGTAAGGTCTTCAAGCGTAGAGGCTCCGGTGTCTGCGTAGTCAACTCCACCAGTAGCTGAAGTGCTGATGACTAGGTAGCTTGCGCCTGGGTCTAGCCTTACGCTGAAGTCCGTAGTACCAGCGGCTTCAATGTTAAGGATAATGTAGTTCGTGTCATCTTTATTGGTAAGACGAACGTACCTTATATCCCCCACGACAAACTGCCCTGCTTCAATGGCAGCGCCAAAGGTGAGAACAGATTTCTCAGACGCCGGGCAGTTTACAATCCGCTTGTTTACTTCTGCCACTGAAGCAACAGTAAAAGAGTTCGTAGCCCCCTGGTCTGAACCATTGAGAGTTATGGACTCAGTTATTGTTACCGTCAGTGTAGCTGGTGTTACTGTGCTTGCCATCAATCATGCGTCCTTCGAGAACAGAAGGCCCAAGGCCACTGTAATAGCAGCGATGGTTGTTGACCAATCGGGTGTGCCGCCATTGAGAAGTTCAATAACAGCGTGGGATACAGCAACGATAGCAGTTGCTACTCCCGCGATAGTTGTTTTAATATTACTTCTAAAGACCTTGGGCATAGTAGGATCACCCCCTCTCTTTGGCTAAGAAATCATTGTGTCTAATAAATTTGGCTGTCTTTGGACGGGAAGAATGTTTGGCTGTGATCCAGGCATTTCTTCAAATGGATTGTCTAGGGGAGCAGCATTTCCCTCCAAGAGCCTTAAGCCACCTGGGGTTCTCATTAACCTTTTTCGCTGAAGTGCATCGCGCTTAGCGGCCTGGATTGCCAGCTTCTTTGTTTGCTTCAGAAGTTTTTTTTCTTCGTTTGCAGCACGAATGGCTTCTTTGTTTGCAATAATGTGCGGGTTCTGCGCCTTGCGTGCCCTTCGCTGTGCAGCCTCTCTTCGTATCTCTTCGCTTTGAGCACGATTAATTACATTGGGGTTCACGCCAGAACGCACATTGACTCCACCAATAG